GATAGTGAAGACCCTGGCGAAGAGTTCGCCCAATTTGCCCAAACCCAAAACCGTTTATCTAAATTTGCTGAGTGGAATGTATGAACATTGATTTTTCCCGTTATGAAAAGTTTGTGGATGCTGTTACTTCAGACGCTTCTACAGACTTTGTTGCCCTTTCTGATCGCCTTGTTGAACTGGATCGTAAGGGTGCCAATATTGAACGACTGCTTACTGCTGGCGTCGGTATTAATGCTGAAGGTGGTGAGTTTCTTGAGATCATTAAAAAAATGATTTTCCAGGGCAAACCTTTCAACGAAGATAACCGAGAGCATATGATTATTGAACTTGGTGATCTGATGTGGTATGTTGCTCAGGCATGTCTGGCACTTGAAATTACATTTGAAGAAGTGCTTGAACGAAATGTGAAGAAGCTGGAGAAGCGATATCCTGGTGGTCAGTTTGATATCTACTACAGTGAAAACCGAGCAGACGACGATCTGTAATTATAAACCTCCCTCTAAATACTAGCAGGGAGGTTTTTTCTTATGGCAGCAATGACAATGGGAGACTACGGCAAACCTGCTCCTTCGGGCAGCGGTATCCGTTTGCGTGTCTTGTATGATGCTATAGTGAATAGAGAGTTAATTGATGTTGAGAGTGGCGGCAAAGCACTTATTCAAACATCTGCTGATGTTTTGGAAGATATGAAAAAAGTAATCGAAGGCAAGATGGCGTTTGATTCTCCAAATAAAACAGATAGAAATAATTTTGCTGGAAAGTATAGTGGCAAAAAAGTATTGAAAGAAATTAAAAAACAAGGCAAGAAAAATATAATGAATGATATTGCCTTGACAAAAATTAAAAAGACAGAAGCATTTGGAAGTAACAAAGGATCTGGCGGAGGAGCAGATGCTACTGCTTTATTTGAAGGAGCAGCTTGCTGGGTGATTGCTTTTAGATATTCTTTGAATAAAGCAATTGATGTTGATTATCAAATTACTTTGGAAGATTTTGAGAAGGTAAAATCTAAAGTATCTACTGATAAATCCATGGAGGATATACACCAGTTCTTAGTGGATAACCCTATATGGATGAGATCGAGTATCAAAACAGCAAATAAAATAACATTTTACAGTGATTATGTGAATGACAATTTTAAGTTCTATCGTGGAACTGAAATTGTTAATGTTGTTGAAAATCATTTCAAGAAAGTAAATGCCGCTGCTGGCAGACCATTTGCTAATATCAATAAATGGACACCTGCTGATATTTGGATGTATGAAGATGGATCATTTGATAATAGTATCATCACAAATGAAATGACTTTTCAGGGAGGAATTAATAAAGTTCTCTTGGATCTTTTAAAACAAAAAAAATTGATTGGAGTTTCTTTAAAGAAAGTCGAAGGGGAAGCTTTTATACGAGCATATAATTTTGTTAGACATTCTAGTGAATTATCAAACCGCAAAAAGTTTGAGAGTATTGGATCTAAAAGTCTTTACAACTCCATGGATATTTACTTTAAAGGTGAAGGATACAGCATCCAATTCAGAGCAACTGATGCTGAAGGAAAGACATGGCAAGGAGAGATGATTGGCAGGACTGCCAAGCATGGTAAGATAGGTGGTGGTGTAATGAATTACAATTTAGAAGCTGTTTATGGAGAAGGTATCGGATTATTTCAAGAGTATGATAATGTTTCTCAAGTATCTAGTGCTGCCAGAACTGGTGCTTTAGATAAAAAAATATTTGACCTTGCCATTAGAAATTCTGAATATGTATTGGGTACAGGTGAAGTTGTCGATTTAAATTTAATTAAAGGTATGAGAACACAATGGAAATTTTCGAAATATATGGGATTGATGTTATGTGATGTTCTCATGAGTGGAAATAAAAAACAAAGAGATGAATTGGCAACAAAAATTTATCTTTACGCAACATCAGCTTCCGATGATTCCGCACCATTTATCAAAGTATCATAATGGCAAACGTAACTCAACTTAAACATCTAGAACATCTTGAAGATGAAATGCTCAACTATGGAGTTGAAGGTTGTGATGCTGCAGTGTCTTTTTTGAAAGAATTGCGTAAGATGCTGGGTCATCAAGAAAGCACTGGTTTCATGCAAACAAAGTGGGATGGTGCTCCATCTGTTATCTGTGGAACTGATCCTGCTAGTGGAATGTTTTTTGTTGGAACTAAATCTGTATTTGCTAAGACACAACCAAAACTTTGTTTTGTTGATGATCAAATTGATGAATGGTACGAGGGAGATCTTGCTAGAAAACTTAAGTATGCTTTGAAGTATTTTTCAATGCTTGGCATCAATGGTGTGATCCAGGGGGATCTTTTATTTACAGATGACACTATAAAAAGAGAAACAATCAATGGAGAACAACTCTACACATTTCGACCAAACACTATTACTTATGGCATCCCTACTGACCACGATATTGGTAAAAAAGCTGGCAGAGCAAAAATTGGAGTAGTATTTCATACTCATTATGTTGGTAATGACTTGCCAACTATGCAAGCAATGGCAGGTGCTCCAGTTAGATCTTATGCTAAGATATCAGAGGTTCTCGTTGTGGAAAATGACACGCCGATGGAACGTGTTGGATTTTCTAAAACTGAGATGGCAACATTTGACAGATACATTGCTAAGATAGAACGTATGTCTCAGTTATGTGGAGACTTCTTAGATGATCTTGTTGGTAATTTTGGAACCACGGGTGACGCTAAGTTTCATATCTCGTCCTATTTAAAGCAGTTCTTTAACAGTGAGATTAAGAACGCTCGTAGTGTTAGTAACGTTGATGAAACTATCAATGAAATGATAAATTTCTATCACTCCAAGATGACAACAGAACTTGCTAAGATCAAGACGGTTGATAACTTGACAAAGAAACGCAATCTTGTTTATAAGAGTGAGAACTATCTTCTTGATAATGTCTATAAGTTCAAGACCATGATTGCTCTATACAAAGAACTACAAGCAGTCAAGCAAATGGTTATAGATAAGTTAGACCATCTTGAAGAGTTTAGAACTTTTGTTCAGACCGAGAAAGGATATAAGGTCACAACTCCCGAAGGATACGTTCTTCACAAAGACGGTAGCATGATCAAGTTTGTCAATCGTCTGGAGTTTGCTTACAACAACTTCACTCTACAAAAGCAATGGCGCTAGGAAAGACTTGCTACTTTACGTTTGGTAGGTTTCAACCACCAACTACTGGACACAAAGAGAACTTTGACGGTGTAAAGCAAGCAGCTGGATCGCATGACTATCGCATTTATATTTCACAAACTGAAGATAAGAAGGGAAGCAATCCTTTACCTCCAGATGTGAAGCTTAGTTACATGAACAAGATGTTTCCAGAACATAAAGGTAAAATATATTCTGGTCCTAAACAACCAGTAGAAATTTTACAAGACCTAATGCTAGCGGGATATGATGAAGTGGTATTTCTTGTGGGGTCTGATCGGGTCAGCGCCATGCAGTTCCTCCATAAATACAACGGAACAGAGTTCTCTTTCAGAAACATTGAGATTAAATCTTCTGGAAGCAGAGATGCTGACGGTGATACATTCGCCATCTCGGGAACAAAAATGAGAAGGGCAGCATTTGCTGGAGACTTCAAAACATTCCGTTCTGGTATTCCTAGAGCTTTGAATGATAAAGAATGTATGAATTTGATGAACGAAATAAAGAGTAGGTTACCGAAAACATTTAAATGAAAGACTTTAAGAAACTACGAGAAGAAGCACTGCGCCAACAGCAAAGGCAGCAGGAAGTTTTCAAGGAGGGTGATATTGTAATGTCTTCACGTAATGGTGAGAAGGGAACCATTCATCGTGTTGGCGGAAACTATGCGATTGTAATTACTGAAGATGGTGAGATGTTCCGTGAATGGATCAAGAATATCAGGACTATAAATAATACGAGAAGAACTTTACATAACGATGAAGTACCAGAAACCAATTAATTCAATTCAAAACAGCGACGAGTTTTCATCTAATTTGATGGAAGCATACGGCAGGTGGATGGGAGGTGATTGCTTCCAGAATACTCAACCAGTAGATCTTCACCTTGTTGAAGCATTTGATGGTATGGATCCTCAGTCACATGGCGCAGAGATTGAGCATACAACTACCAAGAAGAAGACTGCCAAGAAGGAAAGCCCAAAGGCACAGTTGGCAACCAAGGAAGAGTACGAAGTTCTAGAAACTGAAGAGTATGAAATTGATGGTGTCATCTATGTTCTTGAGAAAGTCAAGATGGATGGCAAAGATGACAATGGTTTCAAAACTTGCTGGAAGGGATACAAGAAGCAAGGCACCAAGGTAAAGGGTGACAAAGAAGTCAATAACTGTGTCAAGGCTGGTGTTGAGTATGAAGGTGAGGAAGACCTTGCTGAGGTTGCCCCTCCTGGCGCTAAAGCAGAGCGCATGGTAAAGCACATCAAGAAGTCATATTCTAAAGATGGTGAGCTAACCGATAAAGAAAAGTCAATTGCTTATGCTACTGCTTGGAAGCATAAGAACAAGATGAAGAAAGAAGAGTATGAGTGTGAGGATGATAAAGAAGAGAAGATGGGTAAGTCTTCTAAGAAGAAGCATGGCAAGATGGAGATGAAGAAGGAAGGTATGGATCCTGTCGGTAAGGAAGACGGTGATATTGATAACGACGGTGATAAGGATAAGTCAGATAAGTACCTTGCTGCTCGCCGTAAGAAGATCGGCAAAATCATGGCAATGAAGAAGAAGTCATGAAGTCCTTTAGACAGTTCTGCGAAGAGTGCGGTTGCGAAAAGAAAGAACGCAAAGGTAAAAAGAAAGCAACTGTTGAAGTGATGCCAACTGTCAAAGATGGTGTCAAGGGTATGACCACAAAAGTTACTAACGAAAACTTTGCTGGTAACTATAAAGGACCACTCTATGCTCCTCACCCAGATATCAAGAAAGAAAATTATGATAAGGGTGAGTATGATTATGAAGGAGACATGACGAAAACTCAACTGAGAGGAATTATTCGTAATGCTCAAGAACTTCATGACATTCTAAAACCAGATGAGAATTTGCCAGAGTGGGTACAATCTAAGATAACCCTTGCGGCAGATTACATTATGACATCCAGCGACTATGTAAAGAGCAGGAAAGGATAAATAATTTTTGTCCCCTCTCGGAATATACCCATGTCAGCACTCGTCGCATGGTGTCTTGCTAACCAGGCTTTGATCGCAACCGTTTTGTTTGCTGTTTCTGAAGCACTTGGAGCAAACCCAAAGGTAAAATCAAACGGTATTCTTTCACTCATTCTTCTTCAAGCTCAAGCAGTATTGAAAAAGAAAGGTGCTACAGATCTAACACCTTGATGATTGTGGGGGCGCAAGCCCCCTTTTTTTATAAATAAAATTTAGAAATCGGTAAATATTTGGAGTGTATCCATGACCCTGTACAGTCGCGCTGAAACAAACGCACAAAGCTTGAAAGTTTTAAACACTACAGAGAAGAACTCTGTAGATAAGTATGACTGGGATGATACCCTGATTGTTGATGGCGACACCACAGTTGCTGGAGCACAGGGTTATGCTACTGCTGCTCGCAAGACAATCTTTATTGATGATGTAGAAGCAACTCTTGCTGAAAACAGAGAGCGTGGTTTGACCGCTCCTGGTTGGTGGGAGTATATGACCTACACTGATGCTGATGGCAAGACCCGCCACAAGGCACAGCACCTAGTAGCATTCAAAGATGCTCCTGTAAATGCTGCTGACCTTGACGATGCTGTTGCTGCTGACGTAGCATCTGCTATTAGCATTTCTTCTCAACCATCTAACCAATCAACCAGAACTCCTGCTGGCGCTATTCTCACAGTAACCAGAGCTGGAACTGCTGCTACTGGAACAGGAACATACACCATCAATAGTTCTACTGCTGGTATTGTAGTAACCAACGTTTCTGGTGGTGCTGCTCCTGCTGCTAACGGATATGAATTTACAGTTTCTCGTTCGGGTGGAACCTATACTGTTACTGTTGTAACTGGTGGTTCTGGATTTGCTGCTACCGATACAATCCTTGTCAAGGGAAGCACTCTTGGTGGTGTTGATACAACCAATGATCTCACGATTACGGTTGCTACTGTTGCTACCGCCGCTGCTACATTCTCGGTTACTGCTTCTGCTACAACTGGATCACTTGTTTATCAGTGGCAGCGTAGAACAACCACTGGTGGTCGTTGGTCAAATATTTCTGGTGCTACAAGTTCTTCACTTGCTCTCACTGGACTTACCACAGCATCTGATAGTTATGAGTATCGTGTCAAACTTACAACATCTGCTGGCGCCGAAGAAGTTATTTCTAACGCAGCAACTTTAACTGTTACCGCAGCATGATCTAAATGAACATCAGTGAATTGAACCATGAGAATTGGTTGTTCTTTGCCATTCAAAACTACAATAACCCGTCGTCAGTAACTTATAGTGATTTTGAAGAAGACCTCAAACGCTTCAAATACATCAAAAGATTACTCAAGAGATACGAAACGACGGGTGAATTGAAAACTCATCTTATTCTAAATCATGTGATTGTATTGTATAATGTGTTTGATGACGCAGCAACCCCGCTGCTCTTTTATAAAACTGAAGCAACGTATTGGCCTCAAATCAAAGCGTTTATGTTGTTTCTAAATAGATTACCACCTTCTCTTACTAAGGATTTTGATCAGGAATGTCTGAAAAGTTTGAACCTAATTTAAATGAAATGATGAATGTTGCTGGATCTGGCGAAGGTCTAGCATTACCTCCTGCTTTTGTTTTAGTCAATCCCAGACAAAATCGTAAGTACAAGAAGGCAAATCAAGATAAAGTTGATGGTCGCAGTAAAGGCGCCCGTGCTCTCTTTAATCGTATCCAACGCAGAAAAATGAAAGAACAAGTAGAACTACAAATTGATGAAGCGATTGTGTCTGACACAGAGAGGGCACAAAAGCAAATCACTCAACAGAAAAAACTTAATCGCCAGAAGGATCTTCAAGCGAAGCGTCAAGAAGCGAAACAGAAGTTGATGAATAAAACAAAAGAGATGGACACTCTTATGAAAGCTCGTCTCTCTGACTTCAAAAAGAAGGCATCGGAGCAGCAGAAAAAAGTTCAAAAAAACTCAGTTGAATTTGAAGGTAATGTTATGATGGAATCTCAAGATGTAATTCAAGTTGCTCTCGATGTAGCAACATCCGAACTCAACCCCAGCGGCGAAGCATCATTCGCAAGAATCCAATTTGCTGACGGTGGTGTTCAGAACCTAGACAACTTCTCAGCAAAGCGCATCGCTGCTTGTTATGCTCAACTTGATGATGAGCACAAGCAACAGTTCCAGTATATGCTAAACAAAGATGCGTCATCTTATCAGGCAGCACTGAACTTCGCAGTTCGCAACGTCTGATAAGGGGAGACATGTTTGGATTTGGCAGAGACCTAGAAGTATTAGAAGCGAAGTTTCAAATATACGAAGATCTCTCCAAAGAGATGCTTGACAAACTTGAAAGAGCAGTTGATAAAATTAGTGAGAGCAACCAAAACGTTGCTCTCATCTTAGAGCGTCACGAAAATAGACTAGAACAGAATGACAGAAATGATGGTGTGATTATGGAACTCATCAGAGATGTCAAAGATCGTATTGAGAAAGTAGAAAACAGAGTAAATGAATTAGCAACTTTCAGATGGATATCTGTTGGCATTGCTACAGCAGCTGTGGTGGTTATCGGATCTGCTAGTTTCTTTGGCAACCTCTTGACAGTCGGAAACAACGGTGCTACCATGGGTGGAGGTACGCCAGCACAGACTAAGTGAGTTCTTTTATTGATGTAAAATATATCCAACTAGTGTCCTCTCGCCTAGTTCTCTTTGCCCGCAAGAAGGCAGATCTGTATAACTTCCGATGTCCATACTGCGGAGATAGTCAGAAGCGCAGAAACAAAGCACGAGGATATCTATTCAAAGTAAAGAACGATTTTGTGTTCAAGTGTCACAACTGTGGCATGGGTAGAACCCTGGCAAACTTCATCAAGGATCAAGATACTTTCCTTCATGATCAATATGTCATGGAGAAATTCAAGGATGGTAAGACTGGCAAGGGGACCACAGTTCCAAACCCTGTCTTCAATTTTCAGGAACCAAAGTTTTTGTCGAAATCTGAAAATTGTATTGACCTCGACAAAATTTCAGACCTAAATATTTCTCACCCAGCGAGAGAATATCTTGAGCAACGAGGTATCAAAGATCTAGATTACTTTTACTATTGTCCAAAGTTCAAAGAATGGACAAACAAACAAAAGAAGATCTTTGACAATCTCAAACAAGATAGTCCCAGGATTATCATTCCTTTCCGAGACAAAGAAGGCAACCTTTTTGGATACCAAGGCAGATCGCTAGCTCCCAAAGCAAAACTTAGATATATCACGATCATGCTGGACGAGGAACAACCCAAGATTTTCGGACAGGATAGAGTAAATTACGACGAAAGATTATTTGTAACTGAAGGACCATTTGATAGTCTGTTCATAAAGAACGCATTAGCGATGGCAGGTTCTGATGTTTCGCTGTCTCAATTTTCAAAGAACACTGTATTTGTATTTGATAATGAACCACGTAACAGAGAAATCGTAGGAAAATATGAAAAAGTAATCAAAGCAGGATACTCTGTGGTGATTTATCCCAGTGGTGTCAAAGAAAAAGACTTGAACGAAATGTCCCTGGCTGGACGAGATGTTCAAAATATAGTAGAATGTAATATCTACAGTGGATTAGAAGCAACCCTCAAACTCAACGATTGGAAGAAAGTATGACAAACGGACAAAATATCAAAGTTCGCAAGCGCAACGGGTCTGTGGAACCCCTCAACCTCGATAAGATCCACAAGATGGTAGAGGAGGCTTGCGAGGGTCTAGGGAGCGGTGTGAGCGCCTCTCAGGTCGAAATGAACTCGGGTCTCCAGTTCTTCGACGGCATCGAGACAAAGGACATTCAGGAGATCCTGGTGCGCTCTGCCAGCGACCTCATCAGCTTGGAGAACCCCAACTATCAATTCGTCGCTGCTCGCCTGCTGCTGTTCGGACTTCGCAAGCAGGTGTTTGGATCTGATTGGGTGAATGGCCACCCCACTGTTCTTGATCATGCTTTCAAGTGTGCTACGAAAGGTGTCTATGATAAAGAAGTTCTTGGTAAATACAATCAGGAAGAATGGGCAAAGATTGATAGTTTTATTGATCATGACCGTGACTTTTTATTCACTTATGCAGGTCTACGTCAAATCGTTGATAAGTACCTCGTGCAAGATAGAAGCAGTGGCGAAGTATATGAAACGCCACAGTATATGTACATGATGATTGCTGCGACGTTGTTCCAAAACTACACAAAGGATCGTCTAGAATATGTCAGAAGATACTACAACGCAATCTCCAAACACAAAATCAACATTCCAACCCCCATCATGGCGGGAGTTAGAACACCACTTCGACAGTTCGCTAGTTGCGTTCTGGTTGATGTTGATGACACCCTCGATAGCATCTTTAGCAGTGACATGGCTATTGGTAGATATGTTGCTCAACGTGCGGGGATCGGCATCAACGCGGGTCGTATCAGGGGTATCAACAGTAAAATCCGAGGTGGAGAAGTACAGCATACAGGGGTTGTACCTTTTCTCAAAAAGTTTGAAGCAACTGTCAGATGCTGCACTCAAAACGGCATACGAGGTGGATCTGCTACGGTCCACTTTCCTATCTGGCACAAAGAAATAGAAGATATTTTAGTACTAAAAAATAATAAAGGAACTGAAGATAACCGTGTTCGTAAGTTAGACTACTCTATTCAAATCAGCAAACTGTTCTATGAACGTTTCATCCAAGACGCAGAAATCTCACTCTTCTCTCCCAACGACGTTCCTGGTCTGTATGATGCTTTTGGGACTGATAGATTTGACGATCTGTATGTGGATTACGAACGAGATACAACTGTTCCACGAAAAACTATTGGAGCTCAAGAACTCATTCTGGACCTCCTGAAGGAGAGAGCGGAGACTGGTCGTGTTTATATCATGAACATTGACCACTGTAACTCTCACTCTTCCTTCCTTGACAAAGTGAATATGTCAAACCTCTGTCAGGAAATCACACTTCCTACAGATCCTATCCAGCATATTGATGGCGAAGGTGAGATTGCCCTGTGTATTCTTTCTGCCATCAACGTGGGTAAGATACATAAACTGGATGACCTCGAAGAACTTTGTGATCTTGCTGTTCGTGGATTGGAAGAGTTGATTGATTATCAGCAGTATCCAGTCAAGGCAGCAAGACAATCAACTCTTAATCGTCGTTCTTTGGGTATCGGTTATATTGGTCTAGCACACTATCTCGCAAAGCAAGGAGAACACTACAATGATCCACGAGCCTGGCAACTCGTCCATGACCTTACTGAAGCTTTCCAGTACTATCTCCTCAAGTCTTCCAACGCAATCGCCAAGGAAAAGGGAGCATGTGGATACTTCAATCGAACCAAGTATTCTCAAGGTATCCTGCCAATCGACACTTACAAGCGTGATGTTGATGAACTCTGTGACCCCACGTTGAAATATGATTGGGAAACTCTACGTTCCGAGATACAAGCATCTGGACTACGACATTCAACGTTGTCCGCACAAATGCCATCGGAAAGCAGTTCCGTTGTGTCAAACGCAACCAACGGAATCGAGCCACCTAGAGATTACCTGTCCGTTAAGAAGTCAAAGAAGGGACCTCTCAAGCAAGTTGTCCCACAGTATCAAAGTCTCAAGAACAATTATACGTTGCTCTGGGATATGCCTGACAATACTGGTTATATCAATATTGTTGCTGTTATGCAGAAGTTCTTTGATCAAGCGATATCTGGAAACTGGTCGTATAATCCAGAAAATTATGCCGATAATGAAGTTCCTGTGTCGGTGATGGCTCAAGACTTCCTGAATACTTACAAGTACGGATGGAAGACCTCTTACTATCAGAATACATACGATATCAAACAAGACGAACCAATCACCCAAGAACAAAAGAAAAGCATAGAAGATTTACTCAACGACATTTTCAGCACGGAGGAAGAAGACTGTGACAGTTGCAAGATTTAGAACCACTGGTGATTGCATGAGCGTAGAAGGAATGACAGTATTCAATACTAACAAAGTAGATAATACAAAACAGAAGATGTTCTTTGGACCCCCTCTTGGGGTCCAACGTTACGATAAGTTCAAGTATCCTGTGTTCGATAAACTGACGCAGCAGCAGCTTGGATACTTCTGGAGACCTGAAGAGGTATCTCTCCAGAAAGATCGTGCTGATTACCAAACTCTAAACGCAGCACAAAAGCATATCTTTACTTCCAATTTGAAGTATCAGATCCTACTTGATAGTGTCCAAGGTCGTGGTCCTGGCATGGCATTCATGCCCTACTGTTCTCTTCCAGAACTAGAGGGTGCCATGAACATCTGGCAGACGATGGAGATGGTCCATAGTCGTTCTTATACACACATCATAAAAAATGTGTATGCTGATCCGTCTGAGGTGTTTGATACAATCCTTGAGGATGACAAGATCCTTCAAAGGGCTCGTTCGGTAACTCGTTCGTATGATGAATTCCTGCAAGCAGCAACAGAATGGGGAGCAGGAAACCAGTGGCAGCATGAATTGGAAGGAACACCAGCAGCAAAAGAAACATTGTATGACCTCAAAAGAAAACTATATCGCGCAGTTGCTAACGTATATATCCTCGAAGGAATTCGGTTCTACGTATCGTTTGCCTGCTCTTTCGCTTTTGGCGAACTTAAACTCCTCGAAGGATCCGCAAAAATCATCGGACTCATCGCAAGGGATGAATCCCAACACATGACAATCACTCAGAACATTCTAAACAAATGGAGAGAAGGTGATGACCCCGACATGGTAGAGATTGCCAAAGAAGAGGAAGAGAATGTCTATCAGATGTTCCGTGACTGTGTTGAAGAAGAGAAGCTTTGGGCAGAATATCTGTTCAAGGATGGATCTATCATCGGTTTGAATGATAAACTACTGGCAAAGTATGTTGAATGGACTGCCAATCGTCGTCTAAAGTCCATTGGTCTCAAAGCAATCTTTGACACTCCTATCACCAACAATCCTCTGCCATGGACAGAGCACTGGTTATCTTCTAAAGGTATGCAAGTTGCTCCACAGGAAACAGAAGTAGAATCATACCTTATCGGGAGCATTAAACAGGATGTTAAAAAAGATACTTTCGCTGGTTTTAAATTGTAATGGAATACTGGAGAGAAGAAGCACTAAAGCACGAGAAACTAACAGAGAACGGCAAACGAATACTACGGGAGGGTCCGAAAGCTCTGTCGGAAGCATGGTTTCTGGCAGCAATGAAAAGAAAATACCAGATCCCTGGTTCAGCTGAATAGATAAATACCTCCGTGAAGGAGGTTTTTTATTATGCGTCCGCAATCAGCTAAAGCAAAGGGTCGTCGTCTTCAGCAGTGGGTAAGAGAAAAATTAATTGAGATGCTTGAGGTTCATCCTGAAGACATTGAGAGTAGATCTATGGGTGCTGGTGGTGAGGATCTCATCATGGCTCGTGCTGCCAGATCAAAGTTTCCACATAGTATTGAATGTAAAAATGTTGAGAAACTAAATATCTGGGATGCCTATGAACAAGCATCCGCTAACTGCGGTGACTATGAACCTCTCGTCGTTATTAAAAAGAATGGCAAAAAACCATTAGCAGTTATAGACGCAGAGTATTTCATTAGTTTATTCGGAGACAGAAAATGACTTTAGATCTTCATAACTTTTTCAAATTTTATGATGAGAACAATTCAAACCATGTAGCAGCGGTTCAATGGTTAGAAGATAACCTACCAGAACAATTCCTAGATGACGCTGAGACAGATTGGATTGGTATGTTTAGAACCAAACCACCCACACCAGCGGTGCTTGATGTTCCATACTTCAACCAAGTAGATAACTACAGAGATGCCCACAGAACTTGTAACAGTTCATCGTGCGCTATGTGCCTTGCTTTCCTCAAGCCTGGTAGCATCAAGGGCGACGATGAGTATGTCAAGAAAGTATTTGCGATTGGTGACACTACTGACCATGCGGTACAGACGAAAGTTCTCGCAGGTTATGGAATTAAGTCACACTTTAGCTATAATCTTTCTTTCGCTGACATTGATAAGAGCCTTGATAGAGGCAAACCCGTTGTTATTGGTATTCTCCATAGGGGTTCTTTATCTGCTCCTACTGGTGGGCACATGTGTGTAGTCATCGGTAAGACACCAGATGGCAAAGGATATTACATCAACGATCCATATGGTTCTCTAAACGATAACTATACTGGTCCAGTTACGAATGGTAAGAAGACCATTTACACCAAAGCAGTTCTCAAGCATCGCTGGTGCCCAGGTGGCAACGATGGTTGGGGTCGTATTTTTGACTGATAACAAAGGAGAACAACAATGGCTAGAATAGATTTACACAACTTCTTCAAGTTTTACGACGAGAAGAACCCTAACCACGTCAAGGCAGTTCAGTGGTTGGAAGATAACCTACCAGTCAAGTATCTAGAAGATAATGTTGATTGGGCGGAGATTTATAGAGGAAAAAAGACTAGTGCTGGATCAGCCCCTGCTGCTCCAGCTGCTTCTGCTCCTGTAGCGGGTGGTGATGATGTCCCAATGATGGGCATTAAGTTGATCAAAGAGTTCGAAGGATGCCATCTGAAGGCATATCCTGACCCCCTTACAGGTGGTCTGCCAATCACTATTGGTTGGGGATCTACCCGTAAGAAAGATGGTTCGGCATTCAAACTTGGCGATCAAATTAGTCAGCAAGAAGCAGATGATCTGCTAATCAGTCAGTGTAAGAACCAGTTTCTTCCTGCCCTTCGTAAGATCCCACATTGGAATGAAATGTCAGATGGAAAAAGAGGCGCTCTTCTCAGCTTTGCTTATAATCTCGGTGCTGGTTTCTACGGTGGCGATAACTTTAATACTATTACTAAACGCCTGAAGAATAAAGAGTGGGACCTAGTGCCCGATGCTCTCTATCTCTACAGAAATCCTGGATCTAATGTAGAAGCAGGACTTGCTCGTAGAAGAAAAGCAGAAGGTGAAGCCTGGAAGAAGGGATAAATAGTTACAATCGCAACTGATTTTGCTTCACTGGTCTGAAATTATATCTCCAGTCTCCGTGACTAGGTGAGTATTTTACTTCTAAAACATACTTCGGTTTGTTTTGTTAGTCCTCACTTAGTCACGGATTTTCTATGTCTTACACGCAAAAGACGCTCGCTGCAGCGTCTGCGCTCTTCCTTGGAGTGCCAACCGCAGCATTTGCTCAACCAGGAGTATTACCACCAGGATATATTGGAACAGTTACTGGTAATACCCCAAACACCTGGCAAACATATACCTACACTTACACTCCCTCTACTAGTGGTGCTAACTTTGTAGGTTTTGCTTTTCGCCAAGACCCAGCATTCTGGTCGTTTGATAATGTAAGATTATATGCTCCAGGATCTACGGTCAATCTTCTCACCAACGGAGACTTTACCAACGGTGGTTCATTTAGCATTACTACAAACAACGGAC